TTCCAGATAGCTCAAACTGTGTATCAGCACTGCTTTCTATTTTAATAGCAATGTATCTACCTTTAACTCTACAGTCTACTTTAAAGTCTGAACCTATTTCAAAAGACACTGGATCATTATAGGACACACCTTGAAACGGTTGTAGCTCAGAGCCGACACTTATGTTGACACTTCCTGTTCCTTCTATTCTGGGAAACACCTTAGTAACAGATTTAACAGCATCTGTGCGACCAGAATGTAATCCAATGCGTTCCAACTTTGTTAAAAAGCTGGTCCCGTCAAATGTAGTTGCAGAGTCTGCTAGATAAAACTTAGTATCGTTTGTGCCGCACATCAGTAACGAATTAATAACAGGGTTGTATGGTGCTTGCGCCCAGTTAAGAATAGACTTTTCCCAAGTTAGTGTAGACGCTGTCCAGGTGTTGGCTAAAACTGGATTTACAACACCTTTGGCAATGTAGTTGACATTTGGTAAATCCCTAGTAGACCAGGTGTTATCTTTATAGTTCCATATTACAGCAGAATTGGGAAAATTATTAGTAGCGTTAGTTGCGGGATAGCAAATCCAGACTTCTGATTTGTGTTTATTATGGACTAAAAATGTTTTATCAGCAGCGCCTGAGTCAATTTCTCCAAACAAAAACTCTCTAACTCTGTCTTCAATTACGCTTTTAATACTGTTGCCATTATGCAACACAACATCGTCAGTGGTCATTAAAACATGATTGCCGTTACCCAAGTCAACTACAGCCTCTTTTGCAAACAATCCTGTATCTTTAAACTTTTGTCGTACTTGGAAGGTAAACGCACCCCCTACAAAATTAAGAGCGTATATACTATCCTCTAGGTAAACTATTAACTCGTTGCCCATTTGTAAGGCGTTTAAAATATGCCCTTCTGCTGACGATATAGAGGTCTCAGCAGATTGTGAAGCAGCACTCCCTGTGTTCCAAGTGTCTGTACCGTTGGTTGCTGCACCTGCTGGTATAGCATCACTCCACCTAATTGTAAAAGGCTTTGCTGTACCAGAGTCAGTAAGATTGAGAGCAACTAGATGGTTCTTGAACGGTACAATAGATTTGCACTTCAAGGTAGAGGGCCAATTAGGCAAGTCTGTAAACACGCTACCGGCCTGGGTCAAACTCTGAGGTACATCTAAACCATTTGTTAAGACCAAGACACCACCCAGAACACCACCGCACCAGCTATTAGAAGTTCCTGACAATGTAGTGTAGGCCCCACTGCTGCGCGTTACAGCTGCATGGGTTGTGCCTGTTATTTTGTTTAAAGACGTAGCACCCCCGTAAATCCAAAGGCTATTGCTACCTTGTAAAAAATCAGTAGCCCACAATGGAGCTACTAAGGGTGTTCCTAAAACTTGAGAGTGGCCTAAAATTTTACCAGCTTTGCCGTCTACAAATCTAGCATTTTGAGCGTCACTGAAAAACGATGGAGGCATATCATAGGGAGACAAATCCTTATTTAAGGAAAATGCTCCTGTCTTGGAGGATATATCAAATATTTGTTTAGCCATTGCCAGTAGCTTCGTCAGTTGTCCATACTACATTTTTAAACTCTTGACGAGACATATATTTGTTATTTTCAGTTAGCAAATTTCCGCCTCCCTCTTGTATAATATTAAAATTATCAAGAACCCAATTAGTACCTCCAGGTTTGCTAATCCTATTGCTTGCACCACCGTCAACTGTTATATCTGGAAACTTATTAGCCATTACGCACCCCTACGAACTAAAGAACCAGGATCGCCTTGGACTGTCATGGTCATAACATTGCCGCCATATCTAGCTTTCTCTTCTGACTCTTGGATGCTTACCAAAGTTCTGTTAAAAATAGCATCAAATCTGGTAATTTCATCAGAATCATTTAGGAATATAGCACCTTCTAAACACGCACCGTAAAGGTACAACGATGGAAACTCTGCTAGGATATTATTAGTAGATACGCTGTCGGACAATCCGGCAAGTTTGCTGTAATAGATTAACTCTATGGTGTATGCTGCATCCGGTGTAGGACTAAGCTTTATTGCTTTTCCCATATTAGAATATGCTTTTGGAGAACCGTTTGCAGTAGTGCCGTACTCTCTAATTCCAGATTCTGGAGTCATGTAAGATAGAGAAGTGTTGTTATTGCTTGAAACACGGCTAACACTTCTAAGCTCAATTAAATCAGCTGGCAAATCGTAAAGGTCTGTTCCGGAAGTAGTGGTAGTCGTTACCCTGCTTACGTTAGCTCTAGCTCTCAGTTCTCTATTGATACGATTTTCAGTAAGCGTTATGAAATCAGGGATGACGCTTGTAAGATCGTCTCTGTTGAGATAGTTTGCTACAGATGTTTTGAGTTCTGAAAACGTAGAAAGAGCCATTACAGTTTGCTTTCATTAGTCCTAAAAAATCTATTCTCAGGATCGTTAAGAAGCTGTTTAATCTTAGGCCAGTCGTTTTTATTCATAATATCGACGCCTAATTCACGCTTCCACTTTTCAATAACCACTAAAGGAATACTGGCTACTTTACGCATACCTGCTGCGTTTTCACCAACGCCATACATAGAATCGTTGTTTTGTTCTTTTTTGTTAAGCTCTATGATGGGCTGTATGTCTTGTACATTATTCAGTATAACCTTGTCTTCACTGTGGTCATACTTAAATGTTGTTTTAATAGGATCGTTCATGTTTACTCCTAATAGAGGGAGGGAATTACCCCTCCCCCTGATTAGATTATGACAAATCGTACACAGCTGCAAGAGCTTTCTCGTTTTTAACTACGAGAGTGTACTCAGCGATGATTGCACGCTGCTCACCGTCAGACGTACTAGCAACTTCACGCTGGAAGAACGGACGCAGATAAGCTACGCCGTAGTACTCAGGATCAAGAAGCCATACATCACGCGACCGTTGGAAGCGATTAGGTACAACCGCCATTTCACCAAAGTCACTGACGTAAACATCCATGCCGCCAATAATGCGCTGATCAGCAACGTCATTAAAGTTACTGACGCCACTGCTGCCACCAACACCAACAAAGCTGGAGAAGGTTTGTTTTTGGGCAGGAGCCATCATCAAATACTTAATGTCAGCGCCTTCATTATAGGAAGACAGGATCGCCGCTTTAAGAAGGGTTTCTGTAAACGCACGGGCTGTACCGTCAGTACGACCCGCCGCACCTGCACCTGCACCGTTGGCACCATCAGATGCCTTAGAGATGTTAGTGTTGACCCAAGTAGTCAACGAACCAAGTTTACGAACCGTGCTGTCAGCTGCCATTGCAGCCTTAGCTACATTGACGCCAACCATTGCACGTTCCATGTCGCGCTTTAGTTCTTTTGAACGCTTGGACATTTGGTAAGCAAGTTCTTCCTTGCGTCCAGCTTTTGAAACCGCATCAAGCGTACCAGATACCAGAGTCGTCTTGAGACTGATCTGACAAATGTTACCAACACGGGTAGTAGCTGTTGGCTCTGCTGCCGTCAGCGTTGCTCCTTCCTCGTGGAAGTTATTAGCAACTGCTGCCAAAGCATCAGTTTGCCATTCGTGATTGACTGCAATCGCGTCTGAGCGACTGCCCATCGACATGAAGGGCGTGTCAGTCGGGGAAATATCGTAAATTACATTTTCCAAGTCTTCACGAAGACCCCTGGAGGAAAACGTAACGTATACACCAGTTGGCTGTGCCATGTGTAGTTACTCCTAAAAGGTTATGAGATTAAATCCAGAAAAACATTTGCAGCATCTTTAGGATTGCCTGTTTTCGTCAACCTCTCTCGTTTAACCTGGGCAACCTTTTTGACTTTTTGCGTCTTAGTCTGGGGTGTTCCTGATTTAACAACTTTGGGAGCAACTTTAACTTTCTTAACCCCTTTAGCTGCATTGTCCTGCATCATAGCTTTGTGCAGTACCATTACAACCCTGTGGTCAGTGATGCTATCTATTTCATTGGGTGGGAAACCAAGACTAAGAGCATAGCTTCTAAGATCAGATTTTAATGTTGATCCTGGCTCAGAGTATTCTGGTAAAGCTTTGGCTAAGAGTTCTGCCTCTTGCTGTACCTTCTGAGATACTATATCATTAAACTCTTGCTGAGACTGCTGTTGCACTCTGGCACGTTCGTTATTCAGCTGAGTTACCCTGTCTTTGGCCTCTTGGTACTCAAGACGTTTTTCCATGTATTCCATAGGATCGTCGTCTTTTAGTTCCTTCCAATCAATGTTCTCAAACTGCTGTAGTTCGTAGCTTTGATTTTGAGACATTTGGTCCAAAACTTGCGAATACTGTTGACGCTCGTTTTGGACTGCTTGTAGATTAGCTTCGTAAGTTTTACGTTGCTCTGCTAGAGATTGCGATTTACGGGTGTAGTCCGCTTGCCGCTGATAGCCATCTCGTAACTCGTCCAGTGTAACCTCAAACTCATCGCCGTCTACTTTAACAGTGTAGGCTTGTGGGGTCTCTGTAGGAGTTTCTTCGTCAGCTACCTCGTACTCGTCTACCTCTTCAAACTCTTCCGAAACTTCTTCTTCTTCGGCCTCGTCAAAGGCTTCAGCTTCATACTCTTCTGAGTCATCAATGGTAGGTTCTTCGATTGTTTGTTCCGGATTAGTGTTTTCCTCACTTCCAAACATGACATCGAACATGTTAAGTTGTGGCTGTTTGACTTCCCCTTCGGGATTAGTCGGTGCCTCACTCATTATTTCTCTCCGTTTTCAATTTTATCATTGTGTATAAAAGCTTGCAGGTCTTCCTTAACGGAACTCAAAGCGTTTAGCTTCATCCAACAAAGTTCTCTTTCTTCTACAGTATCAGCTATTGTCCATTGGGATATTAGTCTGTTACTTATGTTCTGCAGTGTTTCTTTAAACACCGGATTTTCAAGAATCACACTAGCTTGACTAGCTTGTTCTCTTGATAAGGTTGATGGGTTAGCCATTGTTATTTAAATAAACCTTTAAAAAATTTAGTTGTCTTATCTACAGCTTTGCCCATAGCTTCCATAGTCTCTTCTCTGATAATAGTTTTGGGGTCTGTTGTATAGACTTTTTTACCTGCTATCGTTACATATCGTCCAGGTTTTTTAGTATTCCTTTTCTTTTTGTACGGCGTTGTCATAGCTAGCACTTACATTCTGTACAGCCACATTCAATTTTGTTTCCTAATTTTTTCTTTTTCTTCTTTTTAGGTTTTTGATTGTATGGTTGTCCTGGAGGCATTGTATTCTTCCTTTAGGTTTTTATAATGTAGTTAATAGGTTGCACTTTTAAA